GTCCCATGTGGATCACTCCGTTGCCCCCGCCGCTCGCCGCTTCGGGGAAAGGTTCACATGGCTCAGTTCTCGGTGAAAATTATGCGCCCTCCCGGCTCAGTTCTGGGTGAAAATCAACATCCATTCCTTTCAGGATTTGTGCGTTCACGAAATCCAGCCGGGTGAAGAGCTGATCGTCGAAGGCAGCGTTGTCGCCGAAAAAATGTCCGGCCTGCCTGTGGCGGGCTACCGGCCGCAATCCATGGACGCCATCGCGCGTGCCAATGCGCTCAAGCAGATGGAAGAGCGTGTTCTGCGGCTCCTCGATGAGCTGAAGGCCGATCCGGAGATCGATCAGCGCTGGCTGGCGACCGGGCGCACCGACATTGAAAAGGGCTTCAGCTGCGCGGTGCGCTCGATCTTCAAGCCCGGCCGGGTGGAACTGCCGGAATGAAGGGTCAGACGATCATCCTGATTTCGGCGGCCGCCGCCAATATCGTCGGCTGGGTGCTGCTGCTGGCTTTTCTCTTCAGCCTTTCGGCGCCGTCCGTCCGCTCGATCATCCGCGATCTCGCTCCGCCGCGTGCGGCGCGATGCATCGCGGCCGAGAGCCATGGCATGCGCCAGGCCTGCATGGTCGGGTTGCGCGCCACTGCTCTCAATGGCCGTCATCTGTCCGGCGCGACCTGCCATGGCGATCTGGGCATGCCGTGCGTCCGGTTGTTGGGGTGAGCAGATGAGCTACGCCACTCTCGACGATCTGATCGCGCGCGCAGGCGAGGTCGAAATCCGCCAGATCGCGGACCGCGACCGCGACGGCATGCCCGATCCTGACGTGATCGCTGCGGCGCTGGCCGATGCCGACAACGCCGTCAACGGCTATGTCGGGGCGCGGTATGACCTGCCGTTGCCTTCGGTCCCTGCCCTGGTCCGGACCTGGACTGTCTCGATCGCCCGCTATGTGTTGCATCGCAACGGTGCGCCCGATCATGTCCGTCAGGATTACACGGATGCCATCGCGGCCCTGAAGGATGTCGCTGGCGGCCGCATCGCGTTGCCTGTCAGCGCCGGCGATACCGCCCCGACCAGCCAGAGCGGACAGGTCATGGCGGCTCACCCCCCGGAAGTGTTCACCCCCCAGAAACTGGCGGGGTGGAACTGATGCTGTCGGACATCCTGACCCACCTGCAGGCGCAGCTGCTACCCATCCCGCGCTGGTCGGGTGTGGAAGTGGCCGAGGATATCGACGCGGTCGGTGATCTGGCGGGGCAGGTCGAGAGCGGCACGGCGATCATCATGCCCTGGCGCGAGCGGGCCGGCGAACAGCAGCTGGCGACCGGCGGCCACCGGCAGCGCGTCGAAACCCAGTTCATCGTGGGCGTGGTGCTGCGCAACTACGACCAGAAGATGGGTGGTGATCGGGCAGTGGAGTTCGATGCCTACAAGGCTGACCTGGAGGCGGCGCTTGCAGGCTGGTTGCCTGCAGCCGGCATTGACCCTTGCGAACTGGTGGGGGGCGAAAGCAGCCCCGTCAGCAAGGGCGTCAGCATTTACGTCCAGACCTGGGCGACAGCCCGTTTCCTGACAGGAGTTTGACATGCCCGATCATCGGACACTGCCGGAAACCGGCGGCGTTTTCCTCCGCGACCCGAATACGGGCGCCTTGACGCCCGCCACTGATCCGGCGCCCGTCATCGATCTGCCGCCCGCAACCGAACCTGCCGACCTCATCGCGCCCGAGGCTGAGACGCCCGCCGCGCCCGTAAAGAAGGACCGTCGCAATGGCTGACCGCCGCTGGACCAAACTGGCCATGCTGGCCAAGATCGAAACCGTCTATGGGACCGATCCCGCACCGGCTGCGGCCGACGCGATTATCGGCAAGAATGTGACCTTCACGCCGATCGAGGGTGAGGAGGTGCGGCGCGATCTGATGCTGCCCTATATGGGCAGTCAGGGGTCTATCCTGACGGCCACCTACGGGCGCCTCGAATTCGATGTCGAGATCGCCGGCAGTGGTGCTGCTGGCACCGCGCCCAAATATGGAGCGCTGCTTCGTGCCGCAGGCCTCGCCGCGACCGTCACCGCCGGTGTGGATGTTGTCTATTCGATCGTCGAAGATGCGATCGAAAGCCTTGGGCTCTATTTCATCAGCGACAAGGTGCGCCACATCTTCGTCGGCGGCCAATGCAATATCGCGCTCAATTTCGTTCCGAAGCAGATCCCGACCTTCAAGGTGTCGATGATGGGCCTTCTTGGGGCTGTCGCGGATGTCGGCGTGATGCCGGCGGTGACCATGGCGGGCTGGACGACGCCGGTGCCGGTCTCGAAAGCCAATACCACCATGTCGTTGCATGGCTGGGCATCGGTGGCCGAAAGCCTTTCGGTCGATCTGGGCAACACGCTGACACCGCGCTTCCTGATCGGTGAGGAGCGGATCCTGATCTCCGATCGCCAAAGCTCTGGCAGCGCGGTCGTCGCCGCGAAATCGATGGCCGAGATCGACTGGTTCGCAAAGGCCAGGTCGAGCGAACGCGGCGCGCTCTCGCTGGTGCATGGCCTCACGGCCGGCAACATCGTGGAAATCGATGCGCCCGCCGTCCAGATCGGCAAGCCGACGCAGGGCCAGACCGACAACATCGTCAACTATACCCTGCCGTTGATGCTGTGCCCGTTGAACGGCCGCGACGAGTTGACGATCACCGTGCGCTGACCGCGCCCGGATTATTGCAAGCATCAAGGAGCCAGTCATGAAATTCGTCCTGGGCAAATCCCCCGCTGTCTGGTGGCCCGTCACGCTGACGATGCCCGATCCCGAAAACCCCGGGCAGACCGTAAAATCGGTCCTGAAGGTATTGATCCTGCCGCAGGGGCAGGACGATTACCTCGCGGAGCAGGAGCGGATCGCGGAGATCAAGGGCGCGCGTGCCCATGCCCGCGCCGAGCGCGAATACCTCGCCAGCCGTATCTCGGGCTGGGATTGGCCCGACATGCTGGGTGACGATCAGAAGCCGGTGCAGTTCGGCCCCGAGACCGTTGCCACCGCAATGCAGGAGGCGTGGTTCCGGCAAGGGCTGTGGCGCGCAATCCAGGAAGTATCCCTGGGCGAGGCCGCGCGCCTGGGAAACTGACCTCGGCCGCGCGCGCCTGGGCATTTGCCCGGATGGGGCGCGCGGACAGTCAGATACCTGTCGCGATCGACGCCGATCTTCAGGCGCAGTTCGCAGCACTGGGGGTGGCGGCTGACATCGACGCTCCGATCATCCCCGCCGATACCGAGGTTTTCGAGGTTATGCCCTGCAACTGGCAATCCGTTTGCGCCTTTCTCGCCTGCGAGACCCAATGGCAGGCCCTGCCGATGACGGCCGGCCATGGCATGGGTGGTATCGGCACCAGCGTGATCTGGCTTGGGCTGATCTATCCGGCCGTCGATGTTGTGCTGCGGCGCCTCGGGCTGGCGGATGAGGTTTTCGGTGATCTTCAGGTCATGGAGCGCGCCGCGCTCGATGCCTTTGCGGAGGTGTCGGCATGAGCGCCCGTCAGTTTGTGTTCTCATTGTTGTTCAAGGGTGATGCCGCCGGTGCGAAGGCCGCCGGTGCCGAGGCCAAGGCCGCCGTCGAGGCGGTCTCGGCCGAGACCAAGGCTGCGATCCCGGCAACCGAGCAGGACACCTCCGCCCAGAAGAAAAATGCCCAGGCGCGCCGCGAAGCGGCTGCCGCAGCCCGTGAACAGGCCGAGGCCGAAAAGCGTGCCCGCGAGGAAGCGCAGCGGGGCATTGGCGGATCGGGTGCGCCCACGCCCGGCCCGACACCGGCCCCCGCCCCGACGCTGCCCCAATCCGAGTTGGACAAGCTGAAGGCGCAATATGTGCCGTTGTTCGCGGCGCAGAAGGCCTATGAAGATGAATTGATCGGTATCGCGAAGGCTGAACGCGCCGGCGCACTGACCTCGGCCGAGTCCGCAGCCGCACAGACCCGGCTGCGCGCGAACTACGATAGAACGACCGAGTCGCTGCGGCGCGCGGATGCGGCACTGGGAGCCAGCAACGGCAAGATGAAGCTGCAGGCCCATGAGGCACGCATCCTGTCGATGCAGGCATCGGACACCTTCCAGAGCCTCGCGCTTGGCATGTCGCCGATGCAGGTGCTGCTGCAGCAAGGTCCGCAGGTGGTGGATATCCTGGGTGGCGTCGGCAATACGATGCGCTTCCTGCGGCAATCGCTCACTGGCATGCGGCTTCTGCTGGGGGGCACGACAGCGGCGGTTGTCGCGGGTGCGCTGGCCTGGGACGGTTATCTGAAATCGACCAAGGCAGTCGAGATCGCCGCTGCGGGACGTGGTCAAGGTCTGGGTGTCTCGGCCGGGATGCTGGAACGTGTCGCGGTGGGTGGTGCAGATGCCGCCCATCTGTCGATCGGGGACAGTCGGTCTCTGCTGGCCCAGCTGGTCAGTTCCGGGCAAATCGGCGCGCAGAACCTCGAGGGCATCCTCGCGGCATCCTCCGATCTGGCTGTCACCCTGGGTATCGAGGCCGACGCGGTCGGGGGCAAGCTGGTCGAGATGTTCGCAAGGCCCGGCCAGGCGGCCGAAATGCTGCGCGACAAGAACGGCATTCTGTCCGGTGCGGTGGTCGAACAGATCAAGCAGCTGGAGGCGCAGAACCGCAAATACGAGGCCCAGGCGCTGCTGCTGGACGCGCTGGAAGGCAAGCTGGTCGATGCGCAAACGGCGCAATCCGCGCTCGGCCGAGGATGGAGCGCCATCACTCGGGGCATCGGCAATGCGTCGGACAGTTTCGGCGCCGCGATCAATGATGCCTTCGAGACCGGCGCCGGCGCACAGCCCGGGGGTCTGACGCCGATCGGTCTGAGCAAGACGGCCTGGGATGTGGTCTGGTATCGGCAGGACAAGGCGCGCGCACAGACTGATGACGACGCCCGGGCCGAAGCCGGGCGGGCGCAGATCGAGGCGAACCGCAAGGGCGCGTTTGCCGAGCAGCTGGCCGACAAATCAGCGGCCAATACCATCACCCTGAAAACCGAGGCCTTGCGCAACGAGATCGCCGCGATGCGCGAGGGCCTCGCGGCGAATGACCTTGCGATCGAGAAGCGCCGGCGCATCGAGGCCGCCATCCAGGGACAAACTGCGGCGCTCGCGGCGTTGACCGATCGGCAGGGCCGTGCCAACACGATGGCCCGGCTCGATCTGCAGATTGCCACCGAGCGCAACCCGCTGCGGCGGGCAGAGATGCTGAGCCTGCAGGCCTTCCTGCAGGCGTCTGCACAGGGGGCATCGGCAGAAGATGCCCTGGCCGAGGGCACCCGGGCACGGACGGCCGCGATGGTCGAACTGGTGGCAGGCACCAGCAATGCGGCCGCAGCAATGGTCGAGGAGGCCGACGCGCGCGACCGGCTGCATGCCCTGCAGGCGATCGGGGCCGTCAGCACCGCAGACGCCGCGACCTGGATGGAGCGGGAGTTGTCACTGCGGCCCCTGATCGCTGCGGCGGCACGGGCGGAGGGCAAGGAGAAGGCCGACCTCGAGGCGGAAATCCGGAAGCTGGAAGATGCGTATGACGATCTGGCGGTCGCCCGCCGTCAGGAAGCGCTGGATGCTGACAGTCGGGCGTCGGCCGAGCGTATCGCGCAGCTGCAGCTGGAGGCGAGCCTGATCGGGCGCAGCAATGACGATCGCACCCGGGCGCTGGCCTTGGCCGAGGCCGAGCGTCGTGTGCGCGATCTCGGCCTTGATCCTGTCGAAGCAGATGCGAACAGGTTGCGCGATGAGGCGCGGGCCGAAGCTGAAGCCCAGATCGCCCGCGACCGTCAGCAACGCGCCTTCGATCTGCGCACGCAAGAGACGCAGGATGCCTATTCTGCGGCTGCCCGGCTGGCGGCCAATCCGATGGTGCGCGCCGGGATCGAGGCCGAAGCCGCCTATGCCCAGGCCATCGCCCAGGGCGCGGATGCGACGGAAGCGGCGGCTCGGGCGGCACAGGTCCGCGCCAGGGCGATTGCCGAACTTCAGGGGTCAATCGCTGATCTTGTCCGCACGCAGGGCGAGCAACTGGATCGTCTGCGCCTGGAGGGGCAATTGGCGGGTGCGACCGATATCGCCCGCGTCCGCGCGATCGCCTCTTTCGAGGCTGAGCAGGAAATCAAGCGCATGGGGCTGAGCCTGGACAGCCAGATTGCGGCACAGTTGCGCGAACAGGCTGTATTGATCGCGGAACAGCAGCGGGCCACCGAGCAGCTGACCGATGCCTGGGGCAAGGTGCGCGGGGCAGCCGAGACCGCGATCGATGCACCATTTGATGCCCTGCTGAACGGTGATCTGAAGGGCGCGGCCCTCGCCGCAGTGCGCGAGATCGGCGAGGTCTGGACCGAGTTGGCGTGGAAGAACCCGCTGAAGAACCGCCTGCTTGGCACGGATTACACCACGCTGGACGATCTCGGCGGTCTGGGCGGCGTCTTCGGGCAGTTGTTTGGGGGCGGTGAAGTCAATTCGCGACTGTCTGTCAGCGCGATGAACGCGGCATCGATGGCGGTGACTACGCCTATGGTCACCGTCAATGCGGGCGGCATCACTGGGCTGCCCGCGATTTCCGGTGGGGCGGGATATGCAGCGGCAAGTGCCTTGGGTGCAGGTGGCGCAAGTGGCGTGTTGCCCGGTGCAGGTGGTATTCAGGCCCAAATGTGGGGGTTCTTCCAGGGCAAAGGGCTGGCACCGCATCAGATCGCAGCAATACTTGGCCATGCATCAGTCGAAAGTGCGTTCGACCCTTACGCGGTGGGCGATGGTGGCACGTCTTTTGGGCTGTTTCAGCATCATGCCGGCCGGGGACAAGGTCTGCTGGGCGCGGTGGGTGGTGAGGCAGGTCTTGGGAATATCCAGGCGCAGCTTGAGTATGTCTGGCGTGAACTTCTGACGTCAGAAAACGGAGCGTTTCAGCGGCTCAAGTCCTCGACCAACCTCTACGACGCCACCCACGCATTTTCCGGGTTCGAGCGTATGGCCGGGTATGATGCGGGTAACCCTCAGTCTGCAATGCATTGGGATCGCCGTCTTGCCGGTGCCGAAGCCGCACTCGCCAAATTCGAGGGCACCTCGATCACCGCGCAGGCGCAGTTGGGCACGCTGGGCACGGGGGCGGCGCAGCTGGGCACTGGCATGCAGCAGATGACGGCGGGGCTGGCCGGGACGCTGCAGCAGATCGGGGCGAGCCATGGGCCGGGCGGCGCGTTTCTGGGCGCGCTGGCAGGCGAAGGCCTCAAGCTGCTGGGTGGGGCCTTCGGGTTTGAACGCGGCGGCTGGACCGGCGCGGGCGCCACCACCGATGTGGCGGGCGTGGTGCATGCCGAGGAATATGTCTTTGATGCCGCCGCGACCCGGCGCATCGGGGTGGCCAATCTCGAGGCCCTGCGCCGTGGCGCGCTGAAGGGCTATCGCGAGGGTGGCTATGTGGTGGGCGGTCGCCCGCCACTGCCGCCTGGACCCGCGCGGGGCGATCGGGCGACGGCAGAGCCCGCCCGTGAAACCTCCATGAACCTCAACGTCTCCGGGACCGGCACGGCCGAGATTTATCAGGGCGTCCATTTGGCCATCCGTGAATCGCTCGAGCAATACACCCGCAACAGCCTGCCGGGCATCGTGCGGGTGATCATCGAAGACCGCTGGGGAGGTTGAGCCATGGCCTGGGCCTTTCCCTTGACCCGACCGCAATTCATGGACTTGCTGCCGATCCGCAGCCTGACCATGGATGTGCCGGAGGCGGTGGAGATTTCCGAGACCGGCGGCGGCGAATTGCTGCAGGCCGATCTCGGCACCCGGCTCTGGTCGGGCGAGATCGTGCTGGGGCGGCTGCTGCCGGATGAGGCAGGCGATGCCCTCGCCATGCTCGCGGTGGCGCGCTCCTCGACCGGGTCGGTGCTGATCCACGATCTGTCCCGCCCGGGGCCGCGTCTCGATCCTGACGGGTCGATCCTCGGCGCGGCGGCTGTCACCCTGGCCGATGTCAACACCAATGCCCGCAATATCCAACTGGCGGGCCTGCCGGTCGGATACGGGCTGCGGCGGGGCGACATGCTGGGATTTTCCTATGGATCGAACCCGGTGCGGCGCGCGCTGCATCGCGTGGCCTCCACCGCCACGGCCGCCGGCGACGGCACCACCAATTATTTCGAGGTTACCCCGCCGATCCGGCCGGGCTGGGCCGCAGGCACGGCGGTCACGTTGATCCGGCCGGAATGCAAGGCGGTGATCCTGCCCGGCACATTCCAGCCCGGCCGCCGTGCCGCCACGCTGACCGATGGTGTGTCGTTCAAATTCCGCCAGACGTTGAGGTAGATCATGCGCGCATACAGCCCCACCACTGCCGCCATCTTTGCCGCGCGCGGGCCGCTCATGGCACATGTGCTGGTCTGGATTTCGGCGCGGAACCGCGAGAGTGGCGCGGTCGAGAGCATCGGGTTCTGGACCGGCGTCGATCACCTGGATTTCCAGATCGGCGCCGAGACCCGCACCTATTACGGGGCCGGTGATCTGATCGGGCTGGAGCCGGTGCGGTGGCGCACAGGGCTGCAGGTGCAGACCCAGCAGCTGCGCCTGTCGCAGGTCTCGCCCGAGGCGCAACTGGCGATCCGGGGCTATGACACCCGTCACGCCCCGGTCGAAATCCATCGCGCGCTGTTCGATCCGGCGGGCGGTCAGCTGCTGGACGCCCCGCATCTGGTGCTGGGCGGGTTTGTGGACCGGATCAATCTGACCACCCCCGAAAAGGGCGGCCGGGGCGAAATCCGCCTCGATATCGCCACCCGCGCGCGGGCGCTGACCCGGCCGCTGAACCGCTACCGCTCGCATGCCAGCCTGACCGCGCGGGCAGCCGAGGACACGTTCAGGAAATGGGCCTCCACCGCCGCCAAGACCGAAGTGAAATGGGGGAGCAAATGATCGACCTCCACCGCCACCCCGACTGGCAGCTGCGGCTGCACCGCTATCTCTCGACCCTCTGGCGCCAACCGCTGCGCTATGGCGCGCATGATTGCTGCCTGTTCGGGGCCGGGGCCATCGCGGCGCAGACCGGCGTTGATCTCGCGGCACCGTTCCGGGGTCGATACCGCAGCCTGCAGGGCGGGCTGCGCCTGCTGCGCCGGTCGGGCTTTGTCGATCACGTCGCGCTGATCGCGGTTCATCTGCCCGAGGCCACACCAGGGGCCGCACGCCCGGGCGATATCGCGGTGGTGCCGACCGAGGATGGCCCGGAGGTCGGGGTCGTCCAGGGCGCGGCCGTCTATGCCCTGCACCCGACCGGCGGCATCGGGCTGGTGCCGATCGCGCCGGTTCAACGTCTGTTCAAGGTGGGTTGAAATGCCACTGTTCAACTCACATCAAGCCCCCCGGAGGTCTATCGATGAGAAAGCTGCTGAGCTATGCGCGAGCGCTCCTGAACGGGCACAGCGTCCAGGCCGCTGTGCCGGCGGAACCCGCCGGGTGCGGAATGGATGCCTCGCTTGCGAATGCGCGTATCAACGAGCTGGATCTGGGGATCCTGTTCAAAGGTCTCCCCAGGACATCCGACCCGTGATGTCGCGGACTGCCGCTCCCTGCACCCGACCGGGGGCATCGGTCTGGTGCCGATGGCGCCGGTTCAACGTCTGTTCAAGGTGGGTTGAATGCCACAGGTAGCCGGATTTGTCGTGGGCGCGCTGAGCTATGGCGCGGCGGCCGTCCCCGGGGTCATGGCGGCCGGCTGGGCGGCGGGCGCAACATTTGCGGCCACCACGCTGGGCGGGCTGGCGGTCAAGCTCCTGACCACGGTCGCCATGTCGGCACTGCAATCCGCGCTGACGCCCTCGCCGCAGGGCGGCGGTGTGACCATCCCGGCCGCGCTTCGCGGCGAGGATAACCCCGAGACGATCATCCTCGGACGCTACGCGACCGCCGGTCAGGTGGTCTATACCAACAGCCACGGCGGATCGCGTCGATATCTGACGCAAGTGATCGAACTGTGTTCAGCCCCCGGCGCCACGCTGAATCGCCTGATGCTGGGCGATCAATGGGTGACGCTGGGCGAGACCGCCGACCCGGATTACGGCTATCCGATCGAGGGCGAGGATTTCGAGGGCAAGGCCTGGCTGCGCTATTATGACGGCACCCAGACCACGGCCGATCCGATGTTGATCGATCGCTATGGCGATGATCCCGACCGCCCCTGGGCGGCGACGGCGGTCGGATCGGGTCTCTGCTACGCGATCCTGACACTGCGCTACAGCCGCAAGCATCTGTCGGCGGTGCCCTCCTGGCGGTTCGAGTTGGACGGTATCCCCTGTTACGATCCGCGCGCCGACAGCACTGCCGGCGGAGCCGGGCCGCAGCGCCTGGCCAATCCCGCGACATGGGCACAGACGGACAACCCGGCCGTCATGGCCTGGAACATCCTGCACGGCCTGCCGCTGCCCGGAGGCGAGGTCTGGGGCGGCCAGTTCGGCACAGACATGCTGCCCGCTGCCGCCTGGATGGCCGCGATGAATGCCTGCGACACCCCCCGCGCCATCGCGGGCGGCGGGACCGAACCCGCCTACCGGGCCGGGATCGAGGCGCCGCTGACCCAGGAACCGGCGCAGATTCTTGTCGAGTTGTTGAAAGCCTGTTCCGGGACCATCGCCGATATGGGCTATGCCTGGTTGCTGTCGGTGGGGGCGCCCGGCCTGCCGGTCTATGCCTACACCGATGACGATGTGATCGTCTCAAAGAGCCAGAGCCTCGATCCGTTCCCGTCGCTTTCCGAGACCTATAACGCGGTCAGCGCCCGGTATCCCGATCCCGCGCATCTGTGGGAGACCAAAGAGGCGCCGCTGCGCACCAATGCCAGCTGGGAGGCGTCCGACGCCTTCGGGCGGCGCACTGCCGCGCTGACCCTGCCCGCCGTGCCCTACAAGCGCCAGACGCAGCGCCTGATGCGCGCCTGGATCGAGGAGGAGCGCCGGTTCCGGCGTCATATCCTCAATCTGCCACCCGATGCGGCGGCGATCGAGCTGACCGATACGATCGACTGGTCATCCGTCCGCAACGGCTATGAGGGCAAGCTCTTTTCGGTCCACGAGATCAGCGAGGATTTGCGCACCGGCATTCGTCAGGTATCGATCCGCGAGCGCGACCCGGCCGATTACGACTGGACGGCCGGATATGAACTGCCCATGCCGGCGCCGACCGTGGTTACGCCTGTGGCGGCCGAGCCGGTGTCCGGATTTTACGTCCATGCCGTGACCCTGACGGATGCAGGTGCCCAGGCGCGCCGCCCGGCCATCGAGATCGGCTGGGACGCGGATCAGGTCGCCGACGGGGTGCAATGGCAAATCCGGCTGGCCGGTCAGACCGCGATCACGCTCCGGGGCGACACGCTCGACCTGGAAGACGGGTTCGAGCGGATCACCGCCGGCATCCTGCCCGCCACCAGCTACGAGGTCCGCGCCCAGCTGATCGCCCGCCGCCGCACGACCTGGACTGGCTGGGTGGCGGTCACCACGGACCCGGTCTATCTTGGATCGGGCGATGTCTCCGATGAGTTCGTGGACGAGATCGAGGCGATTGCGGATCTTGCCGGGGTCAAGACCGTCGGGGCGCTGCCGCCCTCTGGCGACAAACCCAATCAGATCGTTTGTCTGACCCCGCCGGGCCGGCTCTATCGCTGGGACGCCGGCGCGGGGCAGTGGACGCAGCAGCTTTACGCCGGGATCGAGGCGGGCAGCGTCGACAAGACGGCGTTTGCCAACAGCATCAAGCCGGTCGAAATCGTAAGCGCACTGCCCGGCGCCCCGCATGTGGCGGGCCGAGTGGTCTATCTGACCACGGATGGCAAGCTCTATCGCAACACCGGCACGGCCTGGACGGCAGCGGTGCCCGCGGTCGATGTGACCGGACAGATCACTGCCGCCCAGCTTGGCACCGGCGCGGTGCTGACCGACAAGATTTCGGATGGTGCGCTAACCACGGCGAAATTCGCGAACGGCATCCGCCCGGTCGAAATCGTGGAGGCGCTGCCGGGCGCGGGCAACTTCGATGGTCGGGTGGTCTATCTCACGACCGACAAGCGGATTTATCGGCACAATGGCGCCGCATGGGTCAACAGCAATGCGGCGGATCAGATCGTCGGCCAGCTTGTCGCCGGGCAGATCGCCGCCGGGGCGATCTCCACCACCGAACTGGCGGCCGGAGCGATCACGGCCGACAAGCTCGCGGTCGGGGGTGCGGTGAATTGGATCGGCAATTCGGGCTATGCCGAGGGGCTGAATGGCTGGCTCATCGCCGGCACCGGCACATCCTTTGCCGAGACGACCATGGCGCTTCAGCCGCCTGGCAATTGGGCGGGCAGCACCTATCCGACGCTGGCTATGGCGCAGACTACCGGCACCTCCGACGCGGGTTATGCGGATTTGCGTTATCGACCGACCACGCAAGCCGGCACGCAGACCTGGGGAATGCCAGTTCAGCCAGGGGATTGGATCGAGATCAGCGCGCGGCTGTCGGTGCATCGCTGCACGGCAGAGTTGCGGATCGAATGGCGAGATGCAGCGGGCACGGTCTTGTCCTATTCCGCCGCGACGGTTCAGGCGGCGAATGCCGGCGCCATCGACAATCCCGCGACATGGGTGCGGCCGTGGGCCAAGGGGCAGGCCCCGGCCAATGCTTCATTCGCCGGCGTTCATATCCGTAAACGCCCCACTGATGCGGGGCAGTCGTCCAGCTATGTCTTTGTCCATCAGCCCCAGCTATGCGCGTCGGTCGAGAATGCCACCTCTCCCTCGCCCTACACGCCCACCGGCGGGGCGCTGATCAGCGGTGAAGGGCTGCTGGCGGGGTCGGTTGTCACCGAAAAGCTGGCGGCGGCGGCGATCACCGCTGACAAGATTGCCGCGAACGCGATCACCACCGACAAGATCGCGGCAAATGCCATCACATCCGGCAAGATCGCCGCCGGCAGCGTCACCACCAATGAACTCGCGGCGAATGCAGTGACGGCGGGCAAGGTGGCCGCCGGGGCCATCGGTGCGGATCAGGTGGCGGCGGGTGCCATCGCCACGCGGCACCTGTTCGTGGGCGATACCTCGAACATGATCCCCGATGCCGAAATGCGCGATACGGCAGCCTGGTCCTATACGCCGGGCTGGTGGTCCCGGTTCGTGGCGACGGGTCCGGGGTTCCGGTCTGCGGGAGCATTCGTGTTTGTGAAGGCCGATGCTTCTACCGGCTATACCGGCCTCGGCAGCACCATGTTCCCTGTCGAGGCGGGCCGTGATTACTATTTCGGGTATCAATCCACCTGCGCGGCCGGTATCACCTATCAGCTCTGGGGGCGGGTCGATTGGTATGATGGTGCCGGGAACGGCCTCGCCGCCGGCGAGGGTAGCGGCTGGACGACGATCCACGTTGCCAGTGGCATCACGTCCGGGCTGGTCGAGCGTAGCAAGGTCATCACCGCGCCTGCCGGGGCCAAGTTCGGGCGGTTCCTGTTCTACACCCTCCGCGAAAGCACCTCGGGCAATTTCCAGGTGGGCAGCCTGATCGGGCGGCGGGCAACATCTGGCGAATTGATTGTGGATGGAGCAATCACCGCCGAGAAGCTGTCGGCTGGCGAGGTCATCACCAACAGCGCCCAGATCAAGGCCGCGATCATCAACGATGCCCATATCGCCAACCTGTCGGTGACGACCGCGAAAATCGCGAATGGTGCAATCGGCACGGCGAAGATCGCTGACGCCGCGATCAACAATGCCAAGATCGACGATCTGGCAGTCGATACTCTCAAGATCGCCGACCGTGCCGTCACCGTCCCGAACTTTTCCTATGTTGCCGGCACAGTGAACGTGACCTCCGATACGACAGAGGTGTCGCTGGCATCCATCTCGTTCACCCGCGACGCCGGTTTCTCGACGCGGCTGGGGATTGCGCTGACGCTGCTGTCTGGGGCCACCAGTGGCAGCGGCGCGCGCATGAGCTGCCGGGTCTATCGAGGCAGCACGCTGATCCACACCTTCGTCTGGATGGTCGATTCCAACACCGAGACCACCGGCGAGGGCATGGCCTACTTTTTCGTGGACACCAACACCGGCGGCGGCGCGACCACCTATTCGGTGCGCGCGGTCAAGACCACCGCCGCCCGCCCGACATGCGTTGTGTCGCAAAGGTCAATGGAAGCCATCCAGTTCAAGAAGTGATCCAATGCCGAAATTTGCAATCTGTGACGACATTACCGGGGCCATCCTGCGGACGGGCTGGGCAACGGAACCCGATATGCAGCTCCAGGCCGGTGACGGCGAATTTGCCGTGCGCCTCGCTGATGATGCGCAGATGGACGACACCAGCCACTACTGGCGGGATGGCGTCGGCTGGGCAGAATACGGGCCGCAGCCCACGCCGCATCATGTCTTTGATCATCTGGCGCATGTCTGGACTGATCCGCGCAGCCCGACCGAGGCTGACGCCCAGGCGGCGCGCGATCTGGTTGCCTGTCGGTCGGCGGCTGTCGCCCAGGTCAACGCCGCAGCCGCCGAGGTCCGCGCGCGCTATATCACGGTCATGCCGGGGCAAGAGATGATCTATCTGGCCAAGGAGGCTGAGGCGTTGCGTTACCTCAGCGATCTGCCCGAGACGCTGGACGGCTATCCGATGCTCGCGGCCGAGGTCGGTCTGACCGCGCCTGACGCCCATGCCCTCGCGCAAATCTGGGCCAACATGGCAGACCTCTGGCGCGACATCGCCGCCCGCATCGAGGCCGCGCGGCTGGGGGCGATCTACCGGATCGAGGCGGCACAGACGCCGGCGGCTGTTTCGTCCGCTTTAGAGGCGGGGTTGCAAAATTTTCGTCCAGAAGCTAACGCCGCATCGTCCAAAAGCTGACGCCGCGCAACACCGGCATGCCTGAGGGTCGTCATCTGCCACAGCCTTCGAATGTCAGGAGAATTTGGAGGCGGGTACCGGAATCGAACCGGTCTTCACGGATTTGCAATCCGCTGCGTAACCTCTCCGCCAACCCGCCGGACCCTTGGCTTCATTAGGTTCTTCCGGCGGTGGCGTCAAGCGGTTAT